GTGAAAAGAGTGGGGCCCGTGGTCAAGTGGAGCTAGCCTTGGAAGAAGCTGAGATCATACCTGCCGAAGAAGATCGGGATAGATCCGCTTTCCTCAAGAAGAACCCAAATCTTTAATCCGAGTGTATAACATTCGTAACACAAACAACAAACAAAACAAAACAATGGCAAAGAAATCATTAAGCAGTGTAACAGAATCCACCGAGACAACGGTCTTGGCCGAAGCTAGCGGAGACATCGTGGAGGGCTCGCCCACCGCTGTGTTGTCACCCGCCGTAGGTGGTGGCATAACAGGGGACTTGGATGCATCCGACATCTCGTTCCCTCGTCTGCAAATCGTGCAAGGTATGGGCAACCTTTCCGAGCACTTCAAGAAGGGTGAGATCGTATTGGACGGCGAGTCTTGCATTCATTCGGAAGGATCCGATCCCGTGGAATTCACGGTGGTCCGGATAGGTAAGATGTTCGAGGAGAACATTGACTGGGACGCCGGAGAAATTCCGCGCATCTTAAGCAAGGCCGACGCAGTAGCTGCTGGCGGTTCCTTCGAGTGGGGTCAGAACAGCGAACAGCCTGACTGGAAACCCATCGCGGATGCTTTGATCTGCATCAAGGGTGAGGACGAATCCGTATTCCCATTCGAGTACGGCGACAGCAATTACGCTTTCGCTTTGTGGAGGATCAAGGGCACGGCCTACAAACGGGCTGCGGTTCCCATCTTCACGGCGGCTCGCATGTATTACCGCGAGGGTCTCAATACCGGGACATTTCAACTGACCACGGACAAAGCCGTGTTCGGCGGGAAGACAGTGCATGTCCCGAAACTTCGCAGGGGCGAGAAAAACGACGCTGAGTTCATCGAGTGGCTCAAAGATTTCAGCTAGGGTGGTTCCTAGTAGTGTGATCAGATAGTGTGAAAATAGGGGGTGGCCGGTTATCCTTTTCCGGCTGCCCCCGCCTTTTACGATGAAAAAAACCGAAGCAGAAATTAAGCTAGGCCACGCCTACGACGCCTGCGCGATCGATTTCGAGACATGATCGAGTGGAATCTCTACAGACCCAGCTATTCGACTTTTACGATGAAAAAAACCGAAGCAGAAATTAAGCTAGGCCACGCCTACGACGCCTGCGCGATCGATTTCGAGACCTTCTATGGCAAGGATTACTCGATCGCGAAGATGAGCACATATCAATACGTGCATCATCCCGAATTCGATGCCTACATGGTAACGCTATTCAGCCCCGACCTAGAGTTCGTGGGCAACCCCGCCAACTTTGATTGGCACCGACTGGAAGGGGCTACATTGATTGCTCACAACGCATCCTTCGACCAACGAGTTTTCGAGAGGTTGCAGGACCTTGGAACGATACCCAAGATAAAAGTCAAGCGCTGGATATGCACAGCCGACATGGCGGTATATTTTCAATACCCTCGAAACCTGAAGGGGGCTTCCAAGGAAGTGCTTGGCGTGGAGATATCGAAGGAAGTTCGAGACGCCATGAAAGGCAAAACGTGGGATGACTTGGTGGCTACGGACATGGCCAAGGACGTCATGGAATACGCCCTTGACGACGCTCGCTACTGCTACCAACTGTATGATAAACTCTTCGCGGGCTGGCCACAGGTGGAGCAGGATGTATCCGAGATGACTCGGGACATGAGTTACTGCGGAATGCCGGGATCCGAGCCCAAGCTGGATGAGCGAGTAGAATCTCTACAGACCCAGCTATTCGATGCCAAGCAACGCTTGCCGTGGTACATGGAGATCGATCCCGACACCAAGAAATCTTATGCGGTATACTCGAAAAAAGCTTTGGCCTTGGAATGCCGCAAGGCTGGTATAGATCCGCCGAAATCTTTGGACAAGGCTAGCGCCGACTGGAAGGGTTGGGAAGCGGAGCATGGCGAGAAGGTGACGTACGCCGTGGACATGCAAAACGTTCAGCGAATCAACAAGCATTTACAGACCTTGCTCGGTATGCGGAATCGCCTGACCGACGAAGGTCGGATCAGTTACAACATGATGTATTGGGGTGCCGGCATAACAGGTAGGTTCAGCGGGTCGGGTGGGTACAACGTTCAGAACATGCCGCGAGGGCCTCAGTACGGCGTGGATTTACGCTCCTGCATCGAGGCACCCGACGGGTACACTTTACTGATAGTTGACTTAGCTCAAATAGAGGCTCGACTTACTGCATGGCTGGCCGAGGATTTTGAGTTCCTCGAGACCTTGGCTGACGGTATGAGTCCTTACGAGGCTCACGCTCGAATCACGATGGGCTGGACGGGTGGCGTATTGAAGGACGAGGATCCCGAGCTGTACATGCTAGCAAAGGTGCGTGTGTTGCAATTGGGCTACGGATCCGGATGGTTCAAATTTGCGGAGACCGTGAAGAATTACGGTCAGCAAAATTTGCTCGATCAGGATTTCTCGAAGAAGGCAGAAATCCGATTCAAGGAATTCGCGGGGTTGTATCAGCCGGGGAAGGCTACTGCATACCCCACGCTCTCGACCTTCGACCGTCGACAATGGGTCAACGCCTATCTGCAAGTGGACGATTTCCGACGGAAAAATCCGGGGATCACATCCAAGTGGAAGCATCATGATCGCTTGCTCAAGGGTAGCGTGGGTGAAACCTATTCGTTCGATTTGCCCAGTGGTCGTGAGATGAGATTCCACAGCATCAAGCAGGAGGCTGATGGTGTTACTGCCAAGGCTCAGCAAGGCTCTCCACGCCGTACCTATTTTTATGGTGCCAACATATTTCAGAACAGTGTCCAAGGCACAGCTCGAGATTTGTTTGCGTGGCAATTGGCCAAGCTGTCGAAGGATTATAAAATCGTTCTCCACGTTCACGATGAAGTGGTGATCGAGATCGAGGAGGATCGAGCCGAGGCTGGCTTGGCCGACGTAATAAAAACCATGTCCTCCGGGCCAGAGTGGATCTCCGAAGTACCGCTCGCCGCAGAGGGACAAATTAGCAAGGAGTATATCAAATGAGGGTGTTGGGACTTACTGGGCGCCGGGGATCCGGCAAATCGTCCGTGGCGAAAATCTTGGCGGATACATACGATTTCGAGATCATGAGTTTCGCGACTCCGATCAAGGACATGCTATCCGCGATGGGCATTCCCGACAAGTATCTGCATGACCCCGAATTCAAGGAAAAGCCCGTGCCGGGGTACGGGAAATCCGGACGGTTCATGATGCAAACTTTGGGGACCGATTGGGCTAGAAATTTGCTGGGTCAAGGGGTGTGGGCGCGGGCTGTCAAGGACAAGATCTCAAAGTTGAAAATAGATGTTGTTTTAGACGATGTTCGATTTGAAAACGAAGCTGCCATGATCCATGCTTACGGTGGAATGATTGTTCGTATCGATAGGCCCTACCAAAACACTACCGACGAACACAAATCCGAGCTCCAACTACCCGAGGAGCACGTCGACCACACCCTCCGCAACGTATCGCCTTTCGAGAGCGATTTAGAATATTTAGTAACCGATTTTATGGAGACAGAATACAATGGAACTTTTCACCATACCCAATCTCTCGGCGTCGCAGGTCAGTAAGCGGTGCCCTTGGGACCTCGACTTCGAGCTACCTGAATTTCGCTCGAGTAGCGAAATGAAACAGTGGGCAGCTAGGCCCTCGACCAAATACCTAGCATATTCGACCGGGGAAGGAGTAGATCCGCACCAACGAATTACGACTCAGAATCCCATGCGATTCCTGCACGGCGTGTGCGTTGACTGGGATGCTAAGTTTACAGATGACCAGTTCGAGGAAATCGTTCGTCGGTTAATCGACCACGAGTACCCCGTTAATTACATTAGTCGTAGCTACAGTGGCGGGATACATGCCGTATGGTTTTTCGATGTGCCTATCTTCATGCATGGGTCACAGTCGAATACTCGATTCCTAAAGCGGTTAGCCAAAGAGTTGAAGCTCGATGGTCGTGATGCTGTGGCTCGCGGGTTCGACATGGGCAATTTCGAGAAGCAACACTACCTGCTTCACGGTCACGATTGGCGTCCCGTCGACACCAAGGCGCGGATACCGACCGAACAGCTACATTACTGGCAGTACGAGACAAGCAAATCCGGCGACTTCACGAATCAAGGGCCTGTAATTCCATTGGCTGTGGCCTTCGAGGAGGTTCAGAAGGTTTGGCCTGACCATGAATGGCCGGGTGAGTTCGTCGAGGGCAGTCGAGGCCCGACCTTCTGGGATCCGGGAGGTCAGCACAAAACGGCAAATGCCGCAATCGTGCGGGATACCGGGATGCAGGTGTTCAACATGGCGAAAGGTTTTTATACATGGGCCGAGGTTCTCTCGCCTGCATTTGTCAGCCAGTATGAGGTGGGCAGGATCGGAGCCGCGATAGACGGCTATTGGTTCGACGGAAAAAACTATTTCATTGAGGACGGATCCGGTGGCTTTTTCAACGACACGAAAGAGGATGTTTTACTAGACCTACAATGCCGACACGCTCTCTCGGCTCGCCCCGGGAGGCATGAGAATGTCAGCGAATCCCGCCGAGCCATGCACATGATAAATACCTCGAAAAGGGTCGAGGCCGGAATCCCGTTCGCATTTACAAAATCCCAAATCGTAGTTCACGAAGGCCAGCGATATTTTAATACGGCTCGCGTGAAACCGCTGCAACCCGCCGACGGCAAGTTGAAGTGGGGCGAGGAGTTCCCGACTATTGCGAAATGGATGGAGACGATGCTTGGCGAGACCCAGTTAAAATACGAGCAGGCATGGCTAGCATACGCATATCAAAACGCTCTAGCTGGAAAACCGAAGCGCGGGCATGCGCATTTCTTATGCGGCCCCCCTAATTGCGGCAAAACACTGTATAACACTGTTATACTAGGCAAGCTTTTCGGGGGTGGGATCAAGGCTTCGGAATACCTGTGCGGGAAGAACGATTGGACGGATTACCTGTTCGAATTCGGTATGTGGCTCGTTGATGATGAGGCTCCCACCGAGAGTACATCGATGCACACGGCCTTCACGGGAAAACTCAAGGAGCATGTGGCAAATGACACATTCCTAATTACAGGTAAGTACAAGAAAAGCGGACGAGCCTTTTGGCGTGGCCGAATTTCGATTACCCTCAATGACGATCCCGTGTCCATGAGGATTCTGCCCGATCTGGATATGAGCATCAAGGACAAGCTCATGATTTTCCAATGCTCCGACGAATTCAAATTCGAGCGTTCGACGAAGGACACCGTCGAGGCTGAACTGCCTTCATTTGCACGCTGGCTGTTGGATTACAAGATTCCCGAAAAAATGACGGAAGTCAGGTTCGGGGTGAAGGCGTATATAAATCCCGTGCTCGAGGCGATGGCTCATTCCGATTCTCGGTACAGCCATATTTCAGAACTGCTCGGGATGTTCCGTTGCACCCTTCACGAGGATGCTTGGGAGGGTACCACGTCGGAACTGTTGGTGGTACTTAACGCTAATGAGCACTACCGAGTGCTTACGAGGGACATGAATCCTCGCCGATTGGGCTGGGGGTTGAATCATTTGTTTTCCAAAGGCGTGGGCTGGCTCACGAAACCGCGCTACCGCACGTGGAGGATAGACGGGGAATGAATTCAGCGTGAACTGCGTTGACCCCGGCGCTCTGTTCGAGCACATTTTTTTTGTGGAGGCGCTGAAGCGTGGCCTTGTGCCTTTTTTGCCAATGCCACCCCGGAGACCGCAGGACTGCATAATTATGAATGACGCCGGCACCATGTACAAAGTTCAAGTGAAGGGGACATCAACGCCCGTTCTGACCGGGACTGGGGGATCGAAGAGATTCAAGATCCAGCCGGTGCAGGGGCGTGACCAGAAAACGCCAATCGATTGCACCAAAGTGGACCTTGTGGTGGCGTATATTGAGCCCGAGGAAGCTATGTACATAATACCCTGCATGGAAATCGAACGGGTAAAATCCCTATGGTTCTACAGTCACAACCCCGACTCGAAAGCGAAATTCGAGCAGTACCGGGATCGCTGGGATTTGTTCAGGGCGTGAAAATGTTCTGATTGCGGATGCGAGTTCTCACGGCCTCCTCCGACACATTCAGAATTCTACCGATCGTGCCGGGGTGGTAGCCTTCGATGTAGCGAGCATAGATAAACCCCTCGTAAATTTGTAGCCTGCGATGGATGCGCTGTTGATCCCGACCGTTCAAATAGTTTTTGTCCGAGAGATCTCGATTCGTGAACGGGGGAGGCTCCGGGGTACCGAAGGCCTTCCGCACCTGCTCGGCGGTAAGGCCGAGCTTGGTAAGAACGGGGTCGGTCATAAAGTGATATGGATAGCGTCCAACTGTATCGCTCAACGCCGTCCAATCGTATCCTCGTGGTAGATATTGATATAGGGATCGGTCACAGAGTGATAGTAGCGCTGGTTGAATGCTTGGCGGGGAACTGAACCTCACCGTAGCTCCAAATTTTCGTTTCGTCGTCCTCGAACACTAGATTGATTTTTAGCTCGACCACAGCGGTCATTTCGTTTTCAAGTGCAGCCAATCTAATCTGCGGGAGCAGGTCGTCCGCGATACCTCTAGTCTGCCCGGCGATCGCATCCAGAACGTCTTTTTCTATACTACCCTGTTTCTCCAACCAATCTTTCATAATTATCCCCCCAGCAGTCACTAAGTCGACACAAACACCAATTTATAGCAAAATATCGCATACGAATACAGAACGCAAGTAGATAATACTCAGCACTTTGCCCGGATGGCGAAATTGGTAGACGCGCTGGATTCAAAATCAGGCCGCTACCTACTAGATGTAGCGTGTTGAGGCTTAAACACTTGCGTTCACCAAGGCATGAACAAATATGAACGCATGAAAACA